CTTCGCGTACACGCACACGCGCGGGCCGCTCGCCGGAAAGCGGGAGAAGCCCGAACTGGCCGCGCCGGGCGGCGACCTGATGGAGCTCGAGCTCGCGAAGACGATCGTCGCCGAGCTCGCCGACGCTGGCGTCCGGTCGATCACCTGGACCGGCGGCGGCGAGCCGACGCTGCATCCGCATTTCGACGAGATCGTCCGGTACGCGTCCACGTTCGACGTCAGTCAGGCGATCTACACGCACGGCGGCCACATCGATGCCGACCGTGCGGCGCTGCTGAAGGACGTGATGACGTTCGTCTACGTGTCGCTCGACGCCTCCGACGCGGCGGCGTACAAGCGCGACAAGGGCGTCGACCGGTTCAAGGCTGCCTGCGACGGGATCCAGCTGCTCTCAGCCGCCAAGGGTGCGGCGACGGTCGGAGTCGGGTTCCTCGTCACGGAGAAGAACTGGCGGGACGCGCCGGCCGCGCAGCATCTCGCATGGTCGCTCGGCGCCGACTACATCCAGTTCCGTCCCACGGTGCGGTACGCGCAGGCTGAGCCCGGCGTGCCGGCCGAGGACACCGGCTGGATCACCGACGCTCTACCCGTGCTGGAGGCGCTCCGGGTCATGGGCTCCGAGGTCGACGTCGACCGGTTCGTCGCGTATCGCGACTGGCAGGGTCACGGCTACGACACCTGCGTCTGGTCGATGCTGCAGACGTGCATCACGCCGAACGGGAAGGTCTGGGCGTGCGTGTCGAAGCGCGAGCACGCGGCCGCGGAGATCGGTGACCTGTCGGTGGAGACGTTCGAGGAGATCTGGGAGCGGCACACGGCGGTGCAGGTGAATGGCGATTGCCGGGTGATGTGTCGGGGGCATCTGCCGAATGTCGCGTTGACCGAGATCGTGGCCGTGCGGCCGCATGCGGAGTTCGTGTGAGCGTCTCGGTGATCATCCCGAGCATTGGACGCGAGTCGCTGACGGCCGCCATCGCATCGTGCGAGGGCGCTGACGAGATCATCGTCGTGTTCGACAACGCGCACACCGGTATCGGGGCGGCTCGGTCAGATGACCCGCGGATGAAGTTCGTGGAGGTCTTCGGAGGCGATCACGGCTACACGGCTCGCACGCGCGGCATGGAGCTCGCCACCAGCACGCATCTCGCGTTCCTCGACGACGACGACGTCTACACGCCCGGCGCGATCGACCTCATGCGGTCGGTGGCTCCGATCAACATGCCAGTGATCTTCCGGATGGATCACCCGCAGCACGGCATCCTCTGGCGCGGGCCCGTGCTCGAGTTCGGCAACGTCGGCACGCCGATGTTCCTGGTGCCGAACGACCCGGCGAGGCTCGGCGTCTGGGCGCCCCACGCTCCCGGCCTGCCGGAGCCGGGCGGCGACTTCACGTTCATCACAGGCTGCGTCGAGGCGATGGGTGAGCCGATCTGGCGCGACGAGGTCACCTCGATCGTTCGGCCCGACCGCGGCCCCTCGATCGCGATCGTGACGCCCTGGTGGAACCACCTCGAGCTCTGGCCCGACTACGACCAGGCCGTCGCCGTCAGGCGCCCAACGGACGAGCTGCTCGTCGTCGACAACGGCAGCATGCCGCCGCTCTCGTTCGCACCGCTGAGCTACGACGAGAATCGCGGCTTCGCGCGCGCTTCGAACGCCGGCCTGCACGCCGCGACCGCCGACGCCGTGCTGTTCCTGAACAATGATGTGCGTGCGGCCGCGCTGGACTGGCTCGACCGGATCCGTGGTGCGCTCGAGCCTGGCGTCCTCGTGGGTGCGCAGCTCCGGCACGACCCGCACGGCGATGTCGACGGCACCGCGCTTCCCTACTTGGATGGCTGGTGTCTCGCCGGCATGCGCGACGACCTGCTCGAGCTCGGCGGATTCGACGAGTCGTTCGATGAGCCGTCGTACTACGGCGACAACGATCTGAGCTTCCGTGCGCGCGCGGCAGGGATGAGGCTGCGCGAGGTGCGGGCGGGGATCGTGCACAAGTTGAATGGGACCGCGCGCCGCGATGACCCGCAGACCTTGGCGGCGACGTTGGCGAATCGTGGTCGGTTCGAGCGGCGTGTTCGTGTCCTGATGACCGAGGAGGTGGCAGCTTGACTGCCCGGCCGACCTATTCGCCGCCGATTGGTTTCGCGAGCTTCAGTCTGAACTTGAGCGTTCCGGCCAATACCGATTCCAAGCTGCCGTGGACATGGAACGAGGTGGCTGGTGAGGATGACCTGCTCGACACGACGGACCCGCTCAACCCGACGATCATCACCGCAGGCATCTACGCGATTACCGGCGACATCACATGCGCCGACGGACAGCAGGCTGGGCAATCCGCCCGTCTTTCGGTTGGCATCGGCAACTTCGCGAACATCTGCGCGCTCGACATCGGCCTTCCCGACGTCGACGATCCCGCCTCCAACTTCCCTGACATCGTTAGGTATGCCGCAGCCGGCGCGGTGGTCATCGCCAGGGTGCGCCACTCGAAGGTATCCGCCCTCAACTTCACGTCCGGTATCGGCGTGCAGAGGATCACATGATCGTCGCCCCCGGAGCTCCATACATCTCGAGGCTCCCTCTCGGCGCCGCCCTCACCGGCCTCACCGGCACCGTCCGGTTCCGACTCCTCGACAACGACACCACCGTCAACGACCCCGTCTACGGCCCATCGACCGCATCGATCATCGAAGACCCAACGGGCAGCGGCAGCTACCTCTTCCACGGCACAGCCCCCTCCACCGCCGGCACCTACTCGCCCGCATGGGACCGCGGCGCCGGAACCGACCTCATCTACGACGACGACCTCACCGTCACCACGGCGGCCGCGATCGTCGTCGCGTCCGCGAGCTACTACATCACCGCCGCACAACTGAAAGCGACAGCCGACCTTGCCGACACCTCGTTCGCCAACGACGACATCAACGCCGCGATCCACGCCGCCTGCCGCGAGATCGACGCCGCGACAGGACGCCGATTCTGGCTCGACCCCGACAACACCAGCGAACGTCTTTACACGCCGGACAGCGCCCGGATCCTGATGATCGACGACGTTGTAGATCTCCAGGCGGTCGACATCGACCGGACAGGGGACGGCACGTTCGAAGAGTCGTGGACGGTCGGCACCGACTTCGTGCTGCGGCCCGCGAACGCCGCCGCCGACGGCCGCCCCTACGAGGAGATCTGGACGCGCCGGAACCGTGGCCGCTACCTTCCGTGCGGCCTCGAGGACTCCGTGCGGGTCACCGGCCAGTTCGGATGGGTTGCCGTGCCCGACGTCATCGTGCAGGCGACAACGATCCTTGCCGGCCGGCTCGTGCGTCGGTCGCGTGAGGCGCCGCTCGGCATCGTCACGTTCGGGGTCGAGGCCGAGGCTGCGATCAGGATCGCGCGCACCGACCCCGACGTCGCCGCACTCATCAGCGACCTAAACCGTCACACCCCGTTCATCTGACCGTGGCCGATCTCGCTGACATCCGTGCCGGGCTCGCGGCCAACCTCGCCGCAGTCGCTCTCGTCGAGGACTGCCAGATCTCGCCGTACATGCTCGACAACCCCTCGCCGCCGACGCTCATGGTCGTCGGGCCCGACGTGGTCGACTTCGACCTCGCGATGCATCGCGGCCTCGACCACTGGACGATCGTCGTGCAGGGGTTCGCCGGCTCACCGGTCGACAAGGGCCGACAGCTCCGACTCGACAAGTGGCTCGAGGGGCCGGCGTCGGTGAAGGACGCGATCGAGTCGGACGTGACGCTCGGCGGGATCGTGCCTGGTGTGCGCGTCGTGCGGATCGAGGCGTATCGCGACTACGTGATCGATCAGGGCAAGCGCGTGCTGTTCGGCGCGGCGTGGTTCGTCGACGTCTTCAACACGGTCTAGGCGGCGGCCCTCTCATGTTCATCACCCAGCCCATCACGGGAGGCCGCGGCGCGGTCCCCGACACGAAGGAGGAAGTGCAATGCCCATCTACGTAGGAGTCGGGTCTCAGGCGCCGGGCCTGAAGGTCGGGGGCACCGACCTCTCGAACCACGTGAAGTCGATCGAAGTCCAGATGAACGCGGACGACGTCGACGTCACCCCAATGGGGGCAGAAGCGCACCAGCACGCGCCCGGCCTCCGCGACGACCGGATCATCGTCGAGTTCTTCCAGGACTTCGCGTCGTCGAGCGTCGACGCCGTCCTCAGCGCACTGCTCGGATCGGCGACCGGGTCGACGATCATCGCCTACGCGAACGGCGTCACGGCATCATCGACGGCACCATCGTACACGATGGTCGGCTCGCCGTTCGGCTACTCCCCGATCGACATGGGCAGCCCGGGCGAGGCGTCAACGACAACGGTGACGTTCCTGCCGGTCGCCGGCTCGAAGATCACCAGGGGTACGTCGTAGCGTGGCGGGCGCGTTCGGAGGAGTGCGGGTCACTGGTCTGCGCGAGCTCGTGCGCGCCTGCGACGCGTCCGCGAAGGAAATCAAGAGGGGCGTCCGGTCGAAGCTGAAGCATGCGGGCGAGGTCGTGCGGGTCGAGGCTGAGCATCGGGCCCCGTCGGAGATCAGGAACATCGGGCCGACGTGGGGACGGTTCCGCGTCGGCATGACGACCTCGTACGTGTACGTCGCGCCGAAGCAACGCCGGCATGGCGGCACCCCACGCAGGAACCTCGCGGATCTGCTGCTGAACCGCGTGATGGTTCCGGCGCTCGAAGCGAAGACGAACGAGGTCGAGCGGAGCATCGAAGAGGCGATCGACGAGATCGCCGTCAGGCACTGGTAACCGGGCAACGAAGGAGAGCACTCGAATGGACACGACGGACAGGATCGTCATCAGCGGCGTGGAGGCGTACGACGGCGAGTACGAGATCGACATCACGCTCGAGCCTCTGACGAATCGTGAGTTGCACACGATCAAGCAGATCTCGGGGCTGCGTCTCGGTGAGTTTCAGGACGCGGTCAGGGCGAACGACAACGACTTCTATGTGGCGCTCACCGTGGTCGCGCTTGAGCGTGCTGGGAAGCCGAAGCCGATCCTTGTCGATCTTCTCTGGGATTCAGCCGGTGCGATCAAGTTCAACCCGGACGGTGAGGGCGGCCCCCCCGAGGAGGGCGTCCAGAAGACGCCCGAACAAAGCTCCGCCGCTGGCGCGAAGAAAGACTCTTCTTCGACGAGTTCCGAGCCCGATTCGGCGAGCCCGGAGACAACCCCGTGAGGTTCTGGCGGCCATGGCTCGGCGACGCGTGCTCGCTGCGTCCGTGCGATCTCGGTGACCTGACGCCGCACCAGCTCCTCGACTGCGCCAGGTGGGCGAGGGCAAGGCGGATCATTGGCTAGGAAGCTCCTCGTCGAAGTGGTCGGCGACACGTCGTCGCTGGAGAAGGCGTTCGGCCGGACGTCGAGGTCTGGCAGCAGGCTCGGCGGCACGTTCGGCAGTCTCGCGAAGGCTGGCGCGCTCGCCGCGGCCGGCGGGATCGCAGCGGTAGGTGTCGGCCTGACGAAGGTGATCGCGAAGGCCGAAGAGGCGCAGGTCTCGCAGGCCAAGATGGAGAACCAGCTGAAGGCGCTCGGCCTGAACTACCAGGCGAACGCGGGCCACATCGACGAGGTGATCCAGAGCACGTCAAAGCTCGCGGGCCTCGACGACGAGGATCTCCAGGACGCGTTCACGAGGCTTGTCCGTTCGACCGGCGACATCAGCAAGGGGCTGCGGGACACGGCGCTCGCCGCCGATGTCGCGCGTGGCGCGAACATCTCGCTCGAGGCGGCGACGAAGGCGATCTCGAACGCGGAGCTCGGCCGCGTCACGGGCCTGCGCAGGCTCGGCGTGGAGATCGCCCCGATCACTGCGGCACAGGACGCTCTCCGCGCGTCTCACGAGAAGGTGACGGCCGCTCAGCTCGCGTCGGCGAAAGCGACCGATGCGGCGGCGACGAGGGAGGCGGCGCTCGCTGCTGCGCAGTCGAAGTTCGCGGGCGCGGCCCAGACCTACGGTGACACCGCCGCCGGTGCGCAGGACCGCTTCCGTGTCGCCCTGGAGAACCTCGAGGAGACGCTCGGCAGCATCGTGCTGCCGACGGTGACACGGTGGACGACGAAGGTCACGGACGGCGTCATGTGGGTCGACAGACTCGTCGCGGCCTTTCGGAAGCTGAACCCGGTGTTGGCGGCGAACTCGGACAGCAACGTGACGGCCGCGAACTCGACGGCGCACACGGGTGCGACGATGGATAGCGCGACCAAGGCGGCGATCCAGCTGCAGTCTGCCGTGCAGGCTCTCGGCCATACATGGGATGCAGCCCGTGGCACCGCGCTCGCCGTCGTGAAGGGCATCGACGCGGTCATTGCGGCGATGCGCCGGATGGACGCGCAGTCGAAAGAGATCATCATGACCTGGGGAGCGTGGGGAAAGGCTGCCGGCCTTGCGGTAGCCCGAGTCGCGGTTGCTATCGGCGACGCTGCTGCTGACGCGTATCACGCTGCGGTCGGGATCGGGAAAGCGGTTGTGAAGGGCATCATCGACGGGCTCGGCAACATGGCTGCGACAGTCGGCGAACACATCAAGAGCGGACTCTCCGGAGCCGCCCACTGGGCCGGCGGCAAGCTGCGCGGCTCGGGCGAATACCACTGGACGAAGCACGCGATCGGTGAGCCGATGGGCCTCGGTGTGATCGAGGGCTGGCGTGTGGGCATCGCGCCGCTCGGAGGGATCATCAGCGACAACCTCTCGAGCCTGATGGTCGGCGCTCGCGCGAAGTCGGTCGCTGCGGCGAAGGCGTGGGCGCGCGACGTCGCAGCAGGCGCAATGACCACGCTGCTCCAGGACGCAACAGCGTTCGGGAACCGGGCGGCGCAGGAGGCCGCGGACGCGCAGACGATCAGCGACTACCAGGCGGCGATCATCGCCGGCAACGCAGGCATCAACCACAGCGGCAGCCCAGGCGACCGCGACTTCGCTGCCGGCACGCCAGGCTTCGCAAACGGTGGTGTCGTTGGCGGACCGATCGGGATGCCGCAGCTCGTTGTCGCGCACGGCGGCGAGACGATCACACCTCCGGGCATGGGCGCCGGCATGGTCGTGAACGTCTACGTGGCGGGCTCAGTCACCACCGCACGGAAGCTCGTCGACGACGTCGTGGACGGCATCAACCGGAAGACATACGGCCAGGGTGCCGTCTTCCGACCCGGAGCCGTCGCTACGTGACCGACACCGTCTGCTTGGCCCCCGTCGCGGCGACACCGGACGGGCACTTCGGCGTGGTCCTGCGGGGTGAGCTCGGTTGAGCTACCCGGGCGATCTCACGTTCTGGTTCAAGAACTCCCCTGGGTCGGCGAACGAGCCGGACGGGATCGAGTGCTTCGACCAATCGCGGCAGTACCGGCTCGTCTCGGCGACTGACGCGGGCTTCCGGTTCCGGGACGGCCGCACGTTCGTGCGGATGGAGGTCAGGTCGGGCGACCAGACCGGTGACGGAACAACCGAACGCTGCCTCGCCCGCATGAACAAGTTGACGCCCCCCTACAGCGAGGTCGACGGCGATCACGTCTTCTACGCGTGCCGGTTCCTGCTCGACTCCAGCTTCAACGGCGGCAGCCTCTTCACGTTCCCGTTCGAGGGGCACGGCTCAGGCGGTGTCGCCGGCAACTACGGCTTCAAGTGCAACGGCAGCAACCTCGTCTTCTCGCTGAACGCCGGCGTCATCACGAACGGGTCCGGTTCGCACAACCCCTCCACACGGACGATCGCGACAACGACTCCCCACATCAACGAGCTGATCGTGGAGGTAATCGAGTCGTCGAGCTCGAGCGGCCTGGTGCGCGCCTGGCTGCGGCATGAGACCGAGTCCGCGTTCTCTCTGCTGACGCTCCTGGAGGAGCACGGGGCGACTCTCCAGACGATCGGTGGGATCGTCGGGTCGAACTACCTCGAGATGGGCCTGTACCGGTCAGCGACGTCATACACCGATGTCGCCTACCTTGATCTGTTCGCGCGCCGGTCGTCGTATGCGGAGGCTGAGGCGCTGCTGACGTCGACCGCCGACGTGCCTGGTGGCGGTGGCGGCGGTGGCGGTGGCGGCGGAGGTGGCGGCGGGGCGGCCACTGCGTTCGTGCAGAAGGCGGAAGGTTCGGTCAGCGGATACGCGACGAGCGTCGCAGCGACATTCCCGCTCAACGTCACGGCCGGCAACCTGATCGTGGTCGGTGTCTCCTGGAAGAACGCGGGCAGCGAGGTCAGCACGGTCACCGACAGTCTCGGCAACACGTACACGTCGGTCGAGCAGGACTACGACTCAACGGCTCCCGCGGACATCCAGTTCTTCTACGCGAAGAACATCGTCGGTGGCGCATGCACGTTGACGGCCGCGAACTTCGGTGGCGTGTCGGGGTCGCGGCAGTACCCTCAGATCTTCGCGCACGAGGTGTCGGGCCGCGATCAAACTGCGCCGCTCGGGCAGCATCGCGTCGCGACCGCTGTACCAGCATCGGTGACCACGGATGCGATGTCGTCGGGGGCCGTCACCACAACGACCGACGGCGAGTACGTGTTCGGTGCGATGACGCAGTGGGGTTTCCCGGTCCCTGCGGCGGTGGCTGGGACCGGCTACACGTTGCAGGTCAACAATCCGTTCGCGTTCTGGACGGAGGATCAGGTTCAGGCGGCGGCAGGGTCGGTGGCGGCGACGTTCACGCTGGCGGTTGCGACGGGCGCCCCTTACAACGTGGCGGTGGTGACGTTCAAGGCTGCGGCCGCGTCAGTGGCGGTGCCGGAGAACACGAGCCTGCCTTCGTTGAGCGGCACTGCGACGGTCGGGGAAACGCTGTCCGCGACAGCCGGTGCCTGGACTGACAGCCCGACCGGGGAGCGCTATATGTGGCAGCGCTCGTATGACGCCGGCGTGACGGTGGACGACATCGACGATGCGGTCGAGGCCGAATATCTGCTCGTTGACGCGGACGACACCGCGGTCGTCCGGGTCGGTGTCGTGGCGATCAACTCGGCCGGTGAGAGCGACGTGGCGTATTCGTCGTGGAGTGTGCCGGTGGTTGAGCCGGCCCCGGTTCTGATCTCGCGGCCGGTGATCAGCGGTGCTGCGATCGTCGGGCAGCAGCTGCATGTCACGACGGGCGAGTGGGAAAACATGGGCGGGGCAAGCGCCGATTTCTCGTACCAGTGGAAGATGCGGGTCGGCGCGGCTGTCACGCTCGTCGGCACGGACTCACCCGACTACACGGTGCAGGCAGCCGACATCGGGAAGATCCCGAAGTGCACCGTCACCGCCAACAACAGCGGGACGGCATGAGCCAGGCACCTTCCATTGACGCGGACTTCGGTGACGTGGTCGCGGCCCCGGTACCGCTGCGGGCGGTGACGCTGTCCCGGTCGACGCGCGGCTTCCACGTCGCCGGGACAGACCGTACGACCGGCCGCGTCGTCGCCACCTGGGACGGCAAAGACCCGGCGGCTGCACTGCATTGGCTTTCAACCTTCGCTGCCCGAGTGGCGAACAAACCCTGAGGAGGACACGTGCTGACCGTTGAAGAGATCATCGACCAGGAGCGCGAGGACGGGATGCGGTTCGGCCCGTTCGAGCGCTGGTGGCTCACGTCACGCGCCCACGTCCCGGAGCGGGTCAGGCGGAACCTCGAGTTGGCCGCAAGGTTCCCCCATCTCGTCGGAATGCCGGAGCAGTCGTTCTCCGGCGGCGTGCAGGGCTTCGCGGGTGTGGCGACGGCGGCGTTCGGGGCGATCAACACGTCGAACGCGGAACTGAACATGCTCGGGGCGACGCAGGCGATCATCAACAAGTACTGCGCGATCGCTCCGGCCGACGTCTTCCCTGGCAAGGTGTACGAGCTGCGGATGTCGGGCGTGTACGGCAACACCGGCACGCCGACGATGATCTTCACACCCCGGTGGGGCTCGTCGACGACGCCTGGCACGAACGTCTCGTTGGGCGCCAACTCGGCTTGGACTTCGATCACCGGCACCACGGCGTTGCCGTACCGGATCGTGTTCGAGTTGACGATCTTGGCTGATCCGCCCGGTGCGACCGCAGGCACTGCGCGAGGCTTCGGGTCGGTCCTGCTGGGCATTCCGACCACGTCGTCTCAGGTGACGGCCACGATCATGATCGGCGGCACGTCGGCGACGATCGACACGTCCGGGCAAGGCACCGCCGGATGCGGCCTGACGATGAACCTGACCTGGTCGGCGTCGTCTGCGTCGAACACGTCGACGTGTCAGTTCTGGAAGCTGCGGAGCCTCTAGCGTGGCGTTCGGCTGGTTCCTCGCCCCCTATGTGCGGGAGGTCGGTGCGCGCAGACCGACGAGGTACTGCGTCATCGAGGACTCCAGAAGCCTGATCGCCGCTGATGGGGGTGC